GCTTTCTATCGCGGGCAACAAGGGACAGTCTTTTTTGACAAGGCTGGCAGCGGCGGTCTGTCCGAGATCGCATCGGTGCGGTCATGGTCGATGACCGTTGAGAAGGAGTCCTACGACGCCACCGCTCATGGCGCCACCTACCGCGCCAACATCGGCGGTCTGATCAGTGGGTCAGGCACCATCGAGGTGATGTACGACGCCCCTGGATCTGGCGACAAGCTGGACCTGATCAAGGATGCCAACCAAGTCACCGACGAGGCCGATGCAGCGGTTGAGCTGTATCTGGACGAGACCGGCGGCAAGAAGATCACCGGCACTATCGTGGTGACAAGTAGCGAGTACTCGGCTACTGTTGGCGAGATCGAGATCATCACGATCAACTTCGTCTCCAGCGGAACCCTCACGCTTAGCATCTGATGCCTGTCTCGCAACGCCCGGTTGATCTGCTCGCTGGTGCATTTGACCTGAACCAGCGCCGTAAGTTCAGCATCAAGAATGATGCTGGTGATACGGTGCTGGATCTTTACTTCAAGCCAATCACCCGCGCAGACCGTAAGCGTGCAACAGCGCTGGCGGGATCTGATGAGGCGCTGGAGGTCAGCACGCAAATGCTGTGCCAGATTGCTGAGCTGGAGAACGGCACCAAGGCATTCGCACCGGCTGATGCAGCCAAGCTGCAACGCGAGCTGCCCGAGCGCGTGTTGAACGAGCTGGAGCTGTTCCTGTTCGGCCTTGGTGATGATGCTGGCCTAGAGGAAGCAAAAAAAGACTGAGCCAGGATAACTGGCTCTTCTTCGAGTTCTTCCTGGCTACTGAACTAGGCATGACGGTCAGCCGGTTGCGGACTGAGCTGACCGATGCTGAGTTTGTGCACTTTGCGGCGTACTACGAGATCAAAGGCGAGCGCGAGAAAGAAGCAATGGATAAGGCACGGCGCCGGTAGAATGGTGCCATGGCAGTCTCAAACGTCGAGTTAAGGGTTGATGCGCGGCAGGCGGTTAATGCGCTGCAGCAAACCAATGCCGCGTCACAAAAACTAGAGCAAAGCACACAAAAGTTAACAAACGCCCTTGGTCAGCAGCAACAGCAAGCAACAAGAACTGCGAAAGCAACCAATTCTGCATTCGGGCAGCTCATCACTACGCTTGGCGGCGTGGCTGCGGCATATGCCAACCTGCGAGTTGCGCAGCAGGCTGTGCAAGCTGGCATTCAGCGAGAAGAGTCGGCTAGGCGACTACAGTTCTTGGCAAAGGGTTACAACGAAGTCACGCAGGCCCAACTTGCCGCTGCAAGGGCTGGGCAGCAATTTGGATTAAGCACGACAGAATCTAATCAGCAATTTGCGCAACTTTACGGCAGATTGCGTCCATTGAATGTAAGCATTCAAGACGTAGAAGCTGCCTTTATCGGTTTTAATACTGCCGCCAAGGTAAGCGGTGCAACGTCCGCCGAATCAGCCGGCGCACTGTTGCAGTTGACACAGGCTTTGGGTTCTGGCGTACTGCGAGGTCAAGAACTCAACTCGGTGCTTGAACAAGCGCCGGGTCTTGTCGTTGCGCTGACAAAAGAACTCGGCGCACCAATCAGCCAGATTCGCAAGTTAGCCGAAGACGGCAAAATAACCAGTGAGGTCGTTATCCGCGCACTGAAGCGAGCTGCGACAGAAGGGGCTGGGCAGCTTGAAGCGGCAATGCAAGGACCGTCACAGCAGATCAAGAACCTGCAAAACGCGTTCCAAAATTTTCAAGTTGAAGTGGTTCAGGCAATAATGCCGGCCGTTATTGAAAGCGTAAAAGCATTAACAAAAATACTAGAAAGCGCGACGCAGTATGTCAAAGACTTTGGCGCTGGTTGGCAGATTATCTCATCTGCGGTTAGCTCTGCCTTGGCGCCCTTTGAGGGATTGCTTGGCGTACTTGGGCAAATTGACTCACGCCTGAGAAGCATTGGCCAGCAGCCTGCTCTTAACATGCTTGCAGGATTGTTGCCTGGTGGTGTTTTATCGCCACTCCTAAGCGCTCCTGCTGGATTGGGCCGCGGCGCTAGGCAGACTGCCGCTGGCAGCGGAATGTATGGCAGATATATACCTGGCAGCGAGCAAGTGCCGTTTGCTCCTAGCGGGGCAACTACTAGCCCCGCTGTCGTCGATGAAAAAGCAAAAACAAAAGCAGCCCGCGAAGCCGAGCGCGCAGCAAAGGCTGCTGCCGAGGAGCAAAAGCGCGTTGCACAGGTGATTCGGGACCGGACCGCGGAGACGCAGCTGACCCGGATCAAGTCTGGCCTGCAGGACAAGATCGCTGCCGCAGAGGCAATTGGTGACAAGCAACTTGTTGCACGGTTGAAAGGGCAGGAGAGGGAGCTTGACATCCAATATCTCTACGCGCAGGCATTAGCGCAGGAGAAGAACATCAGGGCACAACAGTCAATCATCAACGACGGCAACGAAAAACTTGTCGCCAACCAGCGTGACATCGAACGCGAACTGGCCGCAATCGACCAACAGCGCATCAAGGATGGCGCGCGACTGTTGGCTGACAAGCAAAGCGAGCTGGATCTGCTGAAGCAGACGGATCCGCTCAAGCGGGATCTGTTGCAGATTGAGCAGTACCTGAAATCAGAAGAGATCGCCAAGCTGAACCTGACACAGAGCCAGCTTGATCAACTGCGCAAGATCCTGACCGCAACGGCACAGATCAGGAACGCAAGCAGTGGCTTGAAGAGCCTCTATGCCGACATCGGCATGTCACTGAAGTCCGGCATCGTTGACGCCATCCAAGGTGCGATTGATGGCACCAAGTCGCTAGGTGACGTGGCATCGCAGGTGTTGCGCAACATCGCCAACAAGCTGCTCGACGTGGCAATCAACATGGCGCTCTTCGGTGAGATGTCTGGCACTGGATCCGGCGGCGGATTGCTCGGTGGACTATTCAAGCCAAGTCCACGCGCCATGGGCGGCAGTGTCCGCGCTGGTCAGCCGTACCTGGTTGGCGAGCGTGGTCCTGAGCTGTTCATGCCAGGTCGTAGCGGCGGCATCGCACCGACCGGCAGCTTTGGCGGTGGCGTTAGCGTGGTCGTCAACGTTGACGCCAGCGGCAGTAGCGTGCAAGGTGATGACCAGCGGGCCAACCAGCTTGGCAGGATCGTGTCTGTCGCAGTGCAGCAAGAGATCGTCAAGCAGAAGCGCCCCGGAGGATTGCTCGCATAATGGCCACATTCCCAGCGATCACACCGACCTACGGCGCCGAGAAGCGCAGCGCACCGCGGCAACGGATTGTGCAGTTCGGTGATGGCTACGAGCACCGGTTGACCTTTGGCCTGAATCAAAACCCAAGGGAGTGGTCGTTGACCTGGAACAACATCACCGAAGCCAATGCAGATACGATTGAGGCCTTCCTTGATGCTCGCGCTGCTGATGGCGCTTCCTTTGGCTGGACGCCGCCAGATGAAGCAACGGCCTACGACTGGGTGTGCAGTAGCTGGACCAAGTCGATCCCGTACACCGGCAGGGCGGTGATCACTGCCACGTTCCGGCAGGTATTTGAACCCTGATGGCTGTACCGGTCTCAGCGCTGCAGGAGATCAACCCTGGCGCCGTCATTGAGCTGTTCGAGCTGGAGCTGAACACCGCGCAGCATGGCGTTACGGATGTCTACCGATTCCATTCGGGCGTCAACCTACAAGCTGGCGGGCTGCTGATCGCAGAAGACAGCGATCTGTTGCTCTTCGAGAATGGCGACATGATCGCCCAAGAGATCGGCGGCCTGATCTGGAACGGCAACAGCTATTCGTGGTTCCCGATTCAGGCTGATGGCTTTGAGCTAAGCGGCAACGGCCAACTGCCGCGGCCAACGTTGCGGATGAGCAATCTGCTCGGCACGATCACCGGGTTGATGCTCAGCCTGCCGCGTGGGCTGGAGGGCGCCAAGGTGACCCGTATCCGTACGCTCGGGCGTTACATCGATGCGGATAACTTCCCTGGTGGCGTTAGCCCCTACAGTCCAGACCCGACGGCTGAGTTCCCGCGGCAGGTGTTCTACATCGACCGCAAGGCGGCTGAGACTAGGGACGTCGTCGAGTTTGAGCTAGCCAGCGCGTTTGACCTGTTCGGCGTGCGCGGTCCGAAGCGGCAATGCCTCAGCGCATTCTGCCAATGGGAGTACCGCTCAACCGAATGTGGCTACAGCGGCGATCTGTATTTCGACGAGGATGACGTGCCTGTCGCCACATTGGCAGAGGATGTCTGCGGCAAACGGCTGAGCAGTTGTGAGCGGCGGTTTGCGCAGATCATCGGCACCGGCAGCGTTACCAGCGGCAGCAATCAACTGGTCCTCGAGTCGGCGGTCAACGTGAAGGCAGGTCTGCCGATCAAAGGCTTTGCCGTGCCAAGCGGCACCACAGTGTCAAGCGTTGCAGGTGCCACCATCACGATGAGCGCCAACGCAACAGCAACGACCACCATCAGCAAAACCGGCACGCTGAGCACCAACCGCACCACCATCACCGGCATCAACACCAGCGGGCTAGCGGTTGGCATGATCGTCACAGGCGGCGGCATCCCGGCAGGTGTGTCAGTTACGGTCGAGTCTGTTGGCGCCACCACCGTCACGCTGAGCCAGCAATTGTCATGGCTGAATGTCGCCACGCTGATCACGACCAAAACCAGCAGCTACCTAAAGCAGCAGGCATTTGGCTACGCCGCCAACCCACGCGACCCGGATCCTGTTGGTGATGTGATCGTGGTGCCCAACACGACGAGCATTGCACTGGGGCAATACGTCATCGGTCCCACTATCGCAGAGGCCGATACTGCAACAGTGACCGGCATCCTCGGTAACAGTGGCACCCTTAAGCGTGTGCTGCTGTCGTTCAACGCCAAGATCGCCAACAGCACCGGCAGTTACAGCTTTTACGAAGTGCAAACCCAAGCATCTGCGACCTACACGTTCACAGCACCCGATCGCAGCTATGTGTTCCGCACGGATGGCATCCTGAACTTCGGGTCATTCCCTGGCGTGAGCAACTATGTGGCGTGATCAGGCCATGCTGCACGCCAAGCAGCAGGACCCAAAGGAGTCGTGCGGGCTGCTGGTGCAACTGGATGATCTAACGTATTGGCCCTGCGCAAACCTCGCCAACAGCGGGCAGGAGTTTGTGCTCAACCCGCTCGACTATGCAGCAGCAGAGGATGCCGGTTTGGTGTTGGCCGTCATCCATAGCCACCCTGGCGGACCGCTGGAGCCGTCTAGAATGGACATCAGAGGCATCAAGTTGAGCGGCCTTAGCTGGTTTATCCTTGATCCACGCACCGAGCAATGGTCTGATGAATACCATCCGAGTGTATGGGCCGCTAGCTGAGTTCCTCGGGCGCCGCGTTTTTGAAGCTGTTGTCGATACTGCCATCGAGGCGTTGCGGTTCCTTAATGCCAACTTCCCTGGGTTGCGCCAACACCTAGCGAATCAGCGATATTGCATTGCGGTTGGCGACCATCTGCTGTCTGCTGACGAGCTGAACCATCCGATCGGCCGCCAAGAGCTGCGGATCATCCCTGCGTTCAGTGGGGAGCTGGATATTCTCGGCGCGTTTGTTGAGGGAGTGTCTAACGTTGCCACTCAAGCAGCGCCAATCCTGTTAGGCATTGGCCTGTCCGTTGGCCTTCAGTACCTATCAAGCCAACTGCAGAGCAAAACGCCACAGGTTGGCGTGTCGGCGTCATCCAGCACGCAGAACGACCCGCGGTCTAACTTCAGCTTCAACGGCGTGCAGAACACCGCAAGGGCTGGCGTACCGGTGCCGATCGTGTATGGCGAGGTGATCGTCGGATCGGTTGTTGTCAGTGCCGGCATTGACACTGTGCAGGTGAAGGCATGACGCTGCAATCGACGCAATACACACAGATCGTTGACCTGATCAGCGAAGGTGAGATTGAGGGGCTGGTTAATGGCGAGCAGTCGATCTTCCTGGACAACACACCGCTGCGCGATGCCGGCAATCGCCTGAACTTTCAAGGCGTCGAGGTAGACACAAATGCCAAGGGCACGCAGGCTCAATCGCCGCTGAAGTATGGCGACACCATTTCAGAAGAGCGAGCGGTTGGCGTCACTGTTGACGCAGCCAATCCGGTTGTGCGCACCATTGCGGACAACAACGTCGATGCAGTGCGCATCACACTGCAGTTCCCTGTGCTGTATAGCGACAGCGGCAACAAAGGGACAAAGGTGCAGATCCAGATCTCTAGGCGCTACAGCGGCGGATCTTACGAAGTCATTCACAATGACATCGTCAACGGCAAATCACTGGACCCGTATAACCGCGACTATCAGATCGATCTAGATGGCGCGTTTCCGGTTGACATCAAAGTCACTCGCGTTACCGCCAACTCAACCAGCTCCAAGGTGCAGGATAAGTTCAACTGGGCGTCGTACACCAAGATCATCTATGGCAGGCTGCGGTATCCCAACAGCGCTGTCATCGGCCTGCGGCTGGATGCAAAGCAGATCGGCAGTATCCCTAAGCGCAGCTACCGCATCCGTGGCATCAAGGTGGCAATCCCTGATGGCGTCACCGTTGACCCTAGTACCGGGCGGATCGTTTATCCGGCTGGCTTTGTATGGAGCGGCAATTTCAGCGCAACCAAGCAATGGACCAATGATCCTGCATGGGTGCTGTGGGATCTGCTGGTCAACAGTCGTTATGGGTTCGGCGATCACATCCAGGCATCGCAACTAGATAAGTTTTCATTCTTCACCGCGTCGCAGTATTGCAGCGCGTTGGTACCGGATGGCCTTGGTGGCACTGAGCCACGGTTCTCCTGCAATGTCAACATCCAATCAGCAGACGATGCCTACAAGCTGATTAGCGACATGTGCTCGGTCTTTCGGGCAATGCCGTATTGGTCCGAGGGTGCGCTCAGCATCGCGCAAGATGCACCGGACACCGTCGCGCACCTGTTCACGCTGGCCAATGTCACACAGGACGGGTTCTCGTATCAGGGCAGCAGCCTAAAGGGCAGGCCGACCGTTGCGATCGTGTCCTACTTCGACATGGACACCCGCGACGTCGCACAGGAGGTGATCGAGGACCAGGATGGCATCCAACGGTACGGCATCCAAACGGCTGAGATCCAGGCATTTGCCTGCACCAGCCGCGGGCAAGCGCATCGACTAGGCGAGTGGCTGCTGTATTCCAACCGGTACGAGACCGAGGTCATCACGTTCAGTGCATCGCTTGACGCTGGCGTGGTGCTGACACCTGGGCAGATCGTTGAAATATCCGATCCAACCAGAAGCGGTCAGCGTCGCGGTGGGCGGATCACATCCGCAACGACAACAGCGATCACCGTTGACAGCGCCACTGGCTTGGCGCTCGGGACCAGCCCGACGCTATCGGTGATCCTGCCGACCGGTGCGGTTGAATCCAAAACGGTGTCATCCATCGTCGGCAGTGTGATCACGGTCAGCAGCGCGTACTCCACGGCGCCCAACGTTAACAGCATCTGGCTGTATCAGACCGAGGACCTAGAGGCGTCAACCTGGCGGATCGTCAGCATTGCCGAGTCAGAGCAGGCTGTCTACACCATCAGCGCAGTCGCCTACAACAGCAGCAAATACGACTACATCGAGCGGGATGTGCCGCTGCAGTTCCGGGACATCACCAACCTGAATGAGGTGCCATCTGCTCCTAGCGGGCTGACGCTGCAAGAGCGTGTCTTTGAAAGCAACGGCATTGTCTTGGCTCAGTTGCAGGTGGCATGGTCAGCGGTGACCGGCATTGACATCTACCGAGTGCGTTGGCGCGTTGATGACGGCAACTGGGTCGAGACGGATCAGGAGACCGTCGCATACGACATCGACATCGCCGTCGCTGGCCTGTATCAGGTTGAGGTCTACAGCGTCAATCCGGTCAACCGGCGACTGTCGGCAACAGCAGCCATCGGATCGATCGAGGCAGTGGGCAAGACCGCGGCACCTGCATCGCCGACTGGGCTGAGCCTAGTGGCAATTGACGAAGCGTCAGCAGTCATCAGTTGGGATCGCAGCACCGAGCTGGACGTGATCCTGAACGGCAAAGTGCTGATCCGTCATCAGCCGGTACTGACCGGCGCAGCATGGGAAAGCGCGCAGGAGATCGTTGCCGCGGCGGCCGGTGGCCAGACCCAGAAGCAGGTGCCATTGCTCGAGGGCACTTACCTGCTCAAGTTCGAGGACGACACCGGCAACCGCAGTGTCACAGCAGCATCTATCATCGTTGACCTGCCAACGCCACTGCCGCGGCTGCTGGTGCAGACCTACACGCATCCGCCATTCACCGGCACGTTCGTCGATACCTTCTTTTTTGAAGCAGCCACAGGCGACGGACTGTCAATCGCTAACGAGACCTACATCGACGACATGGCGCTCGATGGGAACTGGGACGCGCTGGATTCGATCGACAACATCGGCGGCGCACTTGAGACCGGCGAGTACCTGTTCAACCAGACGCTTGACTTGAATCAGGTGTATGACGTGAATGTCAGGCGAACGCTTGAGTTCTACACGTTTATCGCTGGTGCGTTGTGGGATGACAGGACCGGCGACATCGACACATGGAACACCATCGACGACCTAGGCGATCGCACCAATGCCTTGATGTACGTTCGCACCACCACCGACAACCCATCAGGGTCGCCGACATGGGGCGATTGGCGCGAGTTTGCAAATGCGACGGTGCGTGGCCGCGGCTTCCAGTTCAAGGTGGTGCTCAACACAACTGATGCGACTCAGGTGCCGGTTGTCACTAATGCCAGCGTTACAGTCGAGATGCAGCAGCGTGCCGAGATCTCGGATGTAAGCGACACACTGAACACAGCAGCCGAGATCCAAGCCGGTAGGGACTACACCATCGTGAGCGCAGGGACGACCAACTTCACACTGATCGGCGCGGCCAACAACAATCCTGGCACCAAGTTCACCGCAACTGGACCGGGTACCGGCACCGGCACTGCTGCTGGACCGTTCCTGATCGACTTCGTTGACAACTTCTACCAGTCGCCTACGATGGGGATCACCATCTTCAACGCAGATAGCGGCGACTACTATACACTGGACACGTTATCGCGCACTGGCGTTGATCTTGTGATCCAGGACAACAGCGACAAGCCAGTCGCACGCAACTTCCAATACACCGCCGTTGGTTACGGCAAGGAGATCACCTAATGGCGCAACACGACTACGACATCGCCAACCAAGCCGGCGCTGCTTTTCGGTCAGACCTGAACAATGCGCTGTCGGCTATTGCGACCAACAACAGTGGAACCACGGCACCATCGACGACGTTCGCCTACCAGTGGCACGTTGACACCGATGCACCGGCGACGCTGTATATCCGCAACGGCGCTAACAGTGGCTATATCGAGGTCGGTGATGCAACGCTTGATAACCTTGGATTGCAGAAGTTCAGACGCGCAACCGCGCAGGCATCCACGTCTGGCACGGCGATCACATTCGGCAGCATTCCAAGCTGGGCCAACCGGATCACCATGATGCTTTATGGCGTCAGCACTAACGGCAGCAACGAGCTAATTGTTCAGCTTGGTACTGCTAGCGGTTTTGTCACAAGCGGTTACAACTCCAACTCGGAGAGCGTCGCAGCTACATCTAGTCAATACAGCAGTGCTGGGTTTCTTCTTACAAACACAACTCTAAACACATATCTGCACTCAGGCATAGTGCACATGATCAGGGTTGACGGCAACAATTGGGTTTACACGTCAAACGTAAAGCGCGCTGCAGTTTCAGGTACTACAACCAGTGCCTATGGTGCCGGTGATGCCACCCTTGGTGCAGTGTTGACACAAGTGCGGTTGACTAGCACTAACA